TGGAATATTTTAATATAAAATGTTGCCGGAAAACGGAATATTTTTTACGCCTTTGTTGCCGGCAAACGGTAGAGTTTATAAATTCTTCTGCTGTCATATCATTTGTTTATTTCAGATTCGACAACCTTGTATTTAATGGGCAATCCGGAGCAGGTGATAGCAAGCAGTGCAGAGTCCCTTTCTTCTTGGTTGCTGCGGGGTCTGTTAAACTCTATCCCGCTCATCTGGCACAACCGCTTCAATTCTTCATGGGTGATCTTGCCGTCTTTCCCTTGCCAGCACTTGCGCAATGGGGATTGCTCCATGACTTGTATTCCGTAATGCCTCAGCATTTCGACTATCTTGCGACCGGTCTCTTGGTTGCGACCTACATGCTCGCCTTTCTTGGCTGCGCTCGCCCGTGTGTCTTTCGGTGACAAGTGCCAGTTGGATTTGTTTTTCCAACCTGCCTCGACATATACCGCCACTCGTTCATCGTTTTTCTTGCAGTGCTCATGAAGTTTTTTTATGCCCTCTACCAACAAGGGGAATGGGCAAACACTCATCTCCATTTTCATTTTCCTTGTGTCCAATACGGAGTAGCCGCTGCGCTCAACGTCGGGGTCTATCCCTATCACTACATCGTATTTGTGTATTCTGTTGCATGTGGACTGTTCTTCCATTTTCAAAACAATTTCATTTTATTATCCAAAATTGCCTTATTTATCCTGTCCGTGGCTATTTTAAAATATTTATCATCTATTTCGAATCCTATAAACTTTCTATTCGTCATTAAACAAGCGACAGCAGTTGTACCGCTACCTGAAAATGCATCAAAAATTGTATCTCCTTCACAAGAACTATTTTTAATAATTTTGATTATTAATTCTATTGGTTTTTGAGAATTATGTAATTTGTTTTTATTGGTATAATTTATTGGTTTTATTCTCCATACATCTCTTTCCGAGGCGCTAAATCTTCTTTTAGCATTTTCTCTAACTCCATATATTATTAGCTCATGCGAGAACCTATAAAAAGAACCTGCTTTTATCCATTCATAATCCCATATTATTAAATTTTTTATTTCAAAATAATTTTGCATAATGGGATATAAAAATGGATATGTCCGCCAATCTGTATTTATATACACTTCACTGGTATCCTTAGTTATTCTTCTCAGCTCTTCAAAAAATTGCTCAAAAAAGGGTCTTATTAAATTATTATCACTCCAAGAACCTCTCTTCCCATTGCTTGTAGTACCTATACAATAAGGAGGATCTGTAACAACCAAATCAATACTACTAGTACTAATGTCCTTAATTTTTAAAAGACAATCACCATGTATTAGCTTTATATTTTCGTTCATATATTTTCTCTTTTTGTTCGGCAGGCGGGACTCGAACCCGCATGATAGGAGTTTTCCTAAGACTTTCACTTAGTAGTTTTAATTTGTGAGGTTGCGCTCAACGTCGGGGTCTATTCCTATCAATACATCGTATTTGTGTTTTCTGTTGTATGTGGCTTGTTCTTCCATTGTCAGAATAGTTTTAACTGAATATACTTTTTCCGTTTTCTTTCGATGAAAAGGTTTTTAAAAATGTAAAACAAGACATCTACCACAATACTGTTACCTGCCATTTTGTACTGCTGCCTGTTGCTTATACCGGCTTCTTGTATTTTGTCTATATCGGTTTCAGATACTCCCATGAGGCGGAAACATTCACGAGGTGTAAGCCTTCTAATATTACCATCATAAACAAAACAATCAGTATTACCGGCACTCCCTGTCGATGTGTGCACTGTGTTTGCTATATCTTTCAAATGGCGGTCAACAACATTACCTTTTTTGTCTCTTGTGTATGAGACGAAAGCAAAATTATTTTGTTCGAAGCTGTGACTCGTAACAGTTGGATACAACTCAAATTTTTTTGTTTTTACATATCCTCTTCCTTTTTGAATTATGTAAGGGTCTGTATGTCTTTGACCGTATTTTGTTGCAATTGTTCCACAAACTCCATTATTTTCAATAAATTGAGGCTTAAAACCACACCCTTCTGAAACTTTTCTATCAAAATGTGATATAATTCCATTATAAGTTTTTTCAGGCAAATAATATTTTTCATCTACACACTCTTCCAAAACGTCACTCAATCTCTTTGTAAGTTCAAAAGGTTTCGGGAATTTATACTGCTCGTTATTTGCGAGTATAGACACTACAAAAAACCTCTCTCTGTTTTGTAGCACACCGTAATCTTTGGCATTAATGACTTGCCAAAAATTGGAGTACCCGATACTCTGCAAGTACGAAACCCATTCGTTGAAATAATTGATAAACTTTTTGCTGACAAGTGCTTTCACATTCTCCATGAGCAGGTATTTCGGCATCTTGGTCTCTATCGCTTTCTCGCATTCCCATAACAGGCTGCTGCGTGTCCCGCTGCCTTTCTCCAATCCCGCCTGCTTTCCGGCCGTTGAAATGTCCGTGCAGGGGAAAGAATATGTGAACAGGTCGAAGTCGGGGACTTTTGCCCAGTCTATATGGCATATATCCCCGAAGTTCCTGTCTCGGTATTGAGGATATACGGCATTATGGGCTTGTATGGCGTACTTGTCGATTTCCGACCAGCCGACCAGCTCGTAACCGATTCCGAGCCGGTCGAGTGCCATGCACTGGCTGTCATATCCGCTGAATGCTGTAAAGACTTTTAATTGCATATCTTTCTCTTTTTGTTCGGCAGGCGGGACTCGAACCCGCAACTGTATATTCGCTCCTTATACTCGACTTATACCGCTCTCCCGTTTGAACCACTGCCGATACCACCTAAAACACTTATGGCTAATTTCTCCCCGCAGTTCCTTCCTCCGTATGGTGCTCGACAACGTACCCGGCTCGGCTTGCGGGGAATGTCTCACATTATGCTCCTATATCAGGTCTATGATTTTGGTTTTCACAATTCCGTCCAACCGCATGTCGTTAAGGCCTTGTCTCATGTGTTCTTGCATGAGGCGGTTGGCTTCGGCCTCGGCAAATAATCCTACATCGGTGATGAAGTGTTCGACGACTTCTTTCATCTCTCCTTTGCCGTTATCTTTATCGACTTTCAGTTTGATTTCGTAAAACATAATGATTCGTATTTAATCTATATTGATTTTAGCATAATGATTCCGATACTATCGCTGTCTTTGCTTTTAACGAGCAAAGATTTATTGCCTTCCGAAAGCTGCATATATGCGTACTCAAAATTGAATAGAGCTTTTTCGATCTTGGAGAAGAACGAAGGATCTATCCGTAACTTTGTGATTCCTTCTGTGCTCTCTTTTAGATGTTCTGAAATTACATTCTCCATTTCAGGGTATTTATAGACTTCGGAGAATGGGTATATAACTTTTTGATTGTCACACAATATACATTCAAACCCCATGTCCGTAACTTGTACCATATCGTAAGAGAGGATAGACTTGTAGGCTTTTGAGCCTATAAACTTACCATCGAGCTTTTCTATTTCTTCATCGGTGAATGTGGAACATTCGGATAGATTGTTTTTTACCAAGATATGTGTATCGCATGCATAAGCGTAACCATCTTTAAAATGGATATACGAAAATACAGGTCTGAAATAGTCGTTTCTGCTGCATGCCAAGTCCATTCTTAGGCATCTGTTGAAATTATGTCTAGTCTTCATCGCTTTTATTCTTATCGGTTAAAAACTTCTTTGAACTTCTCGCCGAGGGCATTCAATATTCTCATTCGCTCAGCCGCTCTACCTTGATTATCAGTAGTGTAAATTCTCATTAACAATTGCTCTCGTGAGCCACAAAAACAGCCACATGTGTAAAATGGAGCCACATTGGGATAATTGTGCTTGTACCATACATTGTTAGTCCCTTGTATGGATACATAAGTTTCGGTTACCGTAAATTCCATATTTTGAGGTTCGTAACCTGGCGTGTTAGGGTTGCCTGCTGCATTCCTGCGGACATCACAGTCGCTATCCTTTGCCAGCTCTGTGAGCACATCGACGGGAGTGTTGGGATTCCCTGCCGCATTCCTGCGGACATCACAGTTGTTGTCCTTTGCCAACTCCGTGAGCACATCGGCGGGCGTGTTGGGATTCCTCGCCGCATTCCTGCGGACACACCAGTCGCTATTTAAGATCTCATTTTTGTACATTGTATTTCTTATTTAATTGTTTGACCTTATTTCTCATCAATCTTGCCAGCTCTTTATGCCGGTAGTCGTCGGACTTTTCCAACGCTTTTGCCCCTCTCGATAGTAAGCTGGTGATAGATGTTAGCTCTTGGGGAGTAATGGTTAAAAGGGTAAATCATCTACTACCTGATTCCGGGAATTGTCTTCCTGCGGTTTTGGCTTGATAGGTTTTAAATCGCCGATAAGATAATTCGTACCGTCTTTCCGTTCTTCCGGCTTGGGGGCACAGCTTATCGTGTGAGTATGCCCCCATTCAGATGCCAACTTTCGCTCCCATACCGTTATGTTCAAGTACTTCTTTCCGTTCTTACCTTCCTTGATTACCTCTTTGGGTATGTCGGAGAGGCAAATGCTTCCGTAGTAATTCATATTCTTATTATTTTATGTGATAGTCTTTTATTCGCTGGAATATTTCTCCACGACTCTTAATTTGATCTATAACCGTGTCGTCTCTGGGAATAGTTACCCGTGTGATTTCATTGTCTTTGATTTCACGGTTCCAATTTTTTTCGTCGTTGTATTCGAAAACACATAGGAATGCGAGGGTGGCTTGGTCGAGACCTGAACAATAGAGTTGTTCTTGCACTTGGTTGTAATAATGTTTCTTGTATTTCCTGACATAGGCCAGTTTTTCGGAGTTGCTTTCCAACGGGACGATTTTATCGAAATATTCATCGAATGAGACCGTCTTCAACTCGATGAATGCCTTTAACTTCCCATCGTCTATCTCGGCAAAATCAAGAGAGGCTTTGAAAACGTCCATCTCAATACTCTGTACCTTGTATTGGCTGACATAGCAAAACGGGAGTGTCTTGCCGTACACGTCTTCGAGAATAGCACCGGTGCGCAATGCATCTATGGGACTTGCCAATGCGTTGTAGTGGGGCTTTTCTCCGCTTACGAAACGCTGTAACAGTTTGGCATAGGAGGACGAGTGTATGTCCGACAATAACGCCGTGATGTCGCCGCTTCCGATATACATCGTGTCTGTTATCATATCGTTCCTTTCTTTTTCGCACTGGTGTACAAGGTGTCTATTTCGGAGTCTGTAAGCTCGTCTATCGATTCCCTTCCGAACATTTTCAATGCGGCTTGGTAGTAGGTGCTGTTTTTATAAAGAAGATTGTATATTATAGCCCTCTTTTCAGAAAGTGGCGTTTCACTCTTTTCTTCCTTCGATTTCTCGGCATCGGGATCTTCGCCGGTGGCTATCTTGTAGGCGTTCAACAAGGCGTATTTCCTTGCATAGGTGGAAGCTTTGCCAAAGCCCTTATCGCCAGAATCAAGTCCCCTTCCGAATGTCTCTATGTCGATATATTCAGAAGGGTTGTCTATATTGTAGATTCGGGTCGTCATCTTGACTATATCGACATATTTTATCGTTTCTATACCTTTGTTTGCAACCCGTAGTATCTCACTTTTGACGAGTTCTTGTTTGAAAGGAACGCTCACGATACCATGTTTGGATTCTGCTTCTTTAACAGCTAGTGTAACGTCTTGGTCTCCTACCGCATTGTAGGCGTTTTTCCCTTCTCCGACAACCAATTTTTTTTCTATATTTTTTATTTCGTTGGCTACGGATTGTATTTTTTGGAATATGTTCTTTGTTTCCATCTCGTTTCTTTCTTTTTATACACCACATATCCTCCCGGACGGGCGGTGAATATGCTTGATTTATATGGAATTATAGCTACTTATTTAATTCATGATTTTCAAAAGTTCATCTCTGGTAATACAGTTACGTGTACCTACTTTTTCAGGCTTGGCGTTAATTGCATTCAAACGCTTCAACAATTCTTTATAAGAACACCCTAATAATTCTGTTGCCTTTCTAACCGGTACATAATCAGGCAAGAATACATCTCCATAGCCTTTCTTTATACCGGATATTGCATGGTTAATTACATCTTCCAATTTTCCGAGCAGCATATTGTTTTCATCTCTCACTACCTTGATGATTGTATCTTCTATTCCCATATCCATTAATCTTTTAATCGTTTTTCCACTCTCATTGACGCTCTTCCTCTCGCATTCCTCAACCTGCACATATCGCCAGTGTCTCCGAATACCTGCACAACGACGAACAACAGGCTGAATAGGATAGAAACCCCGAATTGTCGTATCTTTTTCAAATCGAAAGCCTTTCCCAAGTACCGGCAAATGACATACAGAGTCAATTCACTGCTGGTCGATATACCTAATTTGAGGTATATGCTTTTCTTCTGCGTCTTGGTCGTCCATACAGACTTCCCCAGATTTTCAGCGACCTCTTTATCTTGAAGCCCCTTTGCATACTCCTTAGCGACTGCCCATTCTCCGGCAGTCAATATCAGCTCTTTCTCCATACCAATGTCCTCCATTCAGGCATTCCATCGTTCTCCACAGATACTTTACCAACTCCATACTCATGAGAGTTTCCCAGTTGTTTCATGTAAGACTTCAACCGTCGATAAGCACTACATGTCTTAATATCGTCATAGAAAGCATCTCCAACCTCCATACGAATCATGTACTTACACTTTCCACGTACTCCTTTCGGCTTGGGTATTATCCGCTTTACATCGGCTATGCACCTGAATCCTACTTGTATTTTCATCGTTTCCATATTCTTGTTTTTTATATAATAAAAGGAGCCGACCCTATTGTTTTTTAGGCTCTGGCTCCCTCCTCGTAACATTCCCGTGTTAGTTCGTTTTCTCGTCCTGCACACCCGACAGGGCAAATGTCGATAATGCAAAGAAAGCCATGCTTATAATGAGCTGTCCGATACTGGCATTGATGAATGCTGCTATTACCCCGAAAAAAGAGGCGAACATGAGCAGCAGGCAGATGGCTATAAATAATCTGTACATATTCTTGTTTTATTCAAATTCAAAGCTGTCATTAAACTTGCACATTTCTATACCGTCCTCGTCGTACACCTCGACCTCGTATTTCACTTCTATGGATCCGTCTACATAATCGGGAGTGAAATAATCGCTGTATGTAACCGTTGTTCCATCGTATGCATCGTATGTTACGTATACGGGTAATATCTCATCGTCAACCTTTACGCCCAAATCGAAGTCGCCATACATGGGCTTTTTCTCTCTTATCCGCTCGCTCACCACATATTCGAGTTGCTTCTCTACTTCTCGGCGAATCTTGTTGATTGTATAGTCGCTTATCGACAGGCTAACCATTTCATATTGCTCCGTTGTCATAGCTTATATTAGGTATTGGTTATGTTTGTTATTTTCTATACTTTTGTATCATTGTTGTGGCACAAAGATACAATCAAAAATGATTATATCAAACAAATATGATTGATATAATAGTTAATAAACTATAATTTGATTATGACACTAAGAGAACTATTAAAAGAAAAAGGAATACCCCACAAAGTTGTGTCTGATGCACTTGGAATACACCCCAATAATATACCACGTTATGACGACTTAATGAAACGTAGTGTAGAGGAAGTTCTTGCCATATCTAAGGCCACCAATATAGAAGTATCAGAATTGATTGGTATTTCATTACCTAAAACCCCAGAGAATGCAGCCCCGATAACACAGGAACGCTTGTTTTCTGTCATCGAAAGCCAACAAAGGACAATCGAAAACTTATCAAAAAAATAGTTTTCTATATTATATGAGAATAAAAGAGATTATTAAAGAAAAAGGATATACACAAGCACAATTTGCAGAAAAACTCGGTATATCTCTTTCTGCATTAAATCAGCAAATGACTGGTAAACCCTCACTATCAACCCTTGAAAAGATAGCCGAAGCTCTTGGTGTAGAAATATGGGAGTTGTTTATTTCCCCAAAAGAATTTCCCACACAAGGTCTCAAATGCCCTCATTGTGGAAAGCCTATAAAAATCAATATCGAGTAGTTCCCCTGCAACAGATGACTGTTTTCCAACCCGAATTCGACGGACAGGGGAATATAGTATAATGGAAAGCTGTCTGAACTACTTTTGACAAAATTTGCCAATCCCTTTCTCTCTCCATTCTTTTTGTTCGTTTCTATTTTATTGAACTTGGTGAAGCGTGCCCGGTTGCCGAATTGCCGGATATTACTTACACGTCACGACTTCGTTACTTCACCCCGACCCGTCGCAAGTCTCGGCGCTTCCGCTATTGCGACTCTCGGTGTTCGATTCCGTTATTCATTACGCCAATGAGCTAACTTTTATTAGGTATTTGTATTTTTAATTTTATTTACTACCTTTGTTGCATTAACACAATACAAAGATATATATTTATCGCAATATATAGCTATATAAAAACAAAAAAATATTGCTATATTATATATAATTAACATTACAATGACCGGAGACGATATAAAAAGACTACGAAAAACCTTAAAAATGAGGCAAGAGGATTTTTGCGATAAATTCAAAATATCGCAACCCTACCTATCTGAAATTGAAACTGGGAAAAAACCGATACCATATGAACTTGAAGAATGTATTATGTCTAAATATGGAGAAAAAATCAATAGCTCCGAACCAGTTAAAGATAAGGACTTAGAAAAAGACTACACAACTTACCTATTGCCACAATCAGCTATGGGTGGTAGCCTTACAGGCATACCTGTCGACGGCGTATTGCCAGATAACTGCGAAAGAGTAATATCTCCAATAAAGAATGTCGACTTTGCAATTACAATATATGGTGAAAGCATGTACCCTGAATATCCAAGTGGTAGCCGTGTTTTGGTAAAAAAAATAGACCCAAATTCATACATAGCTTGGGGAAACGTCTATGTGCTCGACACTTCAAATGGAGTTATCATTAAAGAGGTGCAGCCCAGCAATAAAGAGGGTTATATACAATGTGTATCTTTCAATCCAAACGGAAAATTCAAGCCATTCGACGTGCCAATAGCAGATATATACGGCATGTATAGGGTACTCGCTTGTGTTTCTGCTAAATAATAAACTTTCATACCTTAAAATATCAAATCCTATGGACTTTAAAGATTCAATACAACAACTATCTGAAAGAATAGCCAAACAACAAGATGCTATTGTAACGGAAGAGGGAACAAAAAACGCATTCATTATGCCGATGATTGCAGCACTCGGATATGACATATTTAATCCATTTGAAGTCGTTCCAGAATTAGACTGCGACCTCATTAAGAAAAAAGGAGAGAAGATAGACTATGCCATAATGAAAGAAGAAAATCCTATACTCCTTATAGAATGCAAGCATTGTAAACAAGACCTCAACTTACACGATACACAATTACAGAAATATTTCGTGGCTTCAAAAGCCAGATTCGGAGTACTTACAAACGGTATAGAATATAGATTCTATACAGATCTTGACAAGCCAAATATTATGGACGAGAAACCTTTCTTAGTTGTAAATATGTTGGCGCTTACGGATGCCGATGTGGAACAATTAAAGAAATTCAGTAAATCATATTATAATGAGGAGGAAATTTTAAGTACCGCCAACGAATTAAAATATGCTATTTCTATAAAGTCTATATTAAACAATGAGTTTAAGCAACCGTCACCCGATTTTGTTCGATTGCTTGCCAAACAGGCATACGACGGGCAAATTACACAGAAAATAATAGAGCAATTCACACCTATTATAAAACGATCTGTTCAAAGTATTATAAATGACACAATTTCAGACAGGCTGAATGTCGCCATTAAGACGAATGACGACAAAACAAAACAGGAAGAAGATAGTACACAAAATGCAAAAGAAGAACTTCCTGATGGTGTTGTGTTCAGTGACAGAGATTCAGGAATTGTTACTACACAAGAGGAGATAGATGCTTATAATATTATAAGAAGCATATTGAGAAAAAGTATAGATGCGCAAAGAATAACTTATAAAGACAACAAGACATACTTTGTTGTAAACATAGATAACGGCTATTGGTGGATATGCAGATTCTATTTCGGTAGTCGAAAAAAGCAAATATGTTTTCCTACGGACAATTACAAATCAAAAGAAATGTTCGAAATAGAAACGATAGATGACATCTTCAACTATGAAGATAAACTAATTGAATCCTTGAAAATGGCTTTAAGAGAATAATTAATTTATTAAAATTATCAAGTTATGAAAAATCTTACATTACTCTTATTCAACATCTTACTATTAGCTTTTACCTCTTGCACACAGACAAATGAAGACAAAGCTCGCAGTTTAATAGAAGATCAACTTAAAAAAACAATGAATGATTGGAACAGCTACGAATTTGTAGAGATGACACCCCTCGATAGCTCTTTCAGCGTACTATCAGACAACGAAGAATATTATAATCTTGGATTGAAGTTAAAAGTTTTAGATGCAAAATCAAATTACTTTATTTCAAATGTTAGCTCCGATTACCGGAATATGGACATGTGGACAGATAGTGCGAAACAGGTAATTGCAGAGATGGAATCAGTAAACAAAAGAATGGACGAAATTCAATCATCATTTGTCCCAGAACATAATGGCTGGTGGACTAATTTCACTTGTAGAGGAAATAACAAATTAGGTCAAAAGGTTATATCAAAGACACGTTATTATTTTAACAAGGAAATTACGGAAATAACAGATACTAAAAAGGTTGAATAGTTGTGTCCAAATTTAGATAAGTCATGAAGAATATAGTTGAGAAATAGTGACGGAAAAGAAATAGGTATGCTTTTTAGTTGCTATGCTTTTAAATACATAAAATAGGATTTATTCGCTATAATACTCACTCTATCTCTTTCAACACATCTAACTTGATTTCATCATCTATGTCACGATAACGGGCAAATGCCTTGCTGCCCTCTACATGACCGCTCATAGACCCGATAATATTCGGGTCTTTTACTTTTTTATAAATATTCCCGATAAATGTACGACGTGCGAGGTGCGAGCTGGCAATCTCATATATAGGCTTTTGCTCCTCTTTCTGCGTTACCGGATTTATGACGGTGACTTTTCTGTCGATACCCGCCATTCTTAAAATCTTCTTGATGGAATCATTGTATTTTTGCTCAGAGATAAAGGGAAAAAGGGTACGTCCTCTATATTCCTTGTACTTTTCCAATATTTCAATCGCTTTTTTCGTCAAAGGTACACGAGCATATTCCTGATTATCCCCTTTCGTTTTTGTCGGAACATATTCAATAGCCCCGTCATTGATGTTTTCACGAGTTAACCTATACAAATCGCTTACTCTACAACCAATCATACATTGAAAGACAAATATATCACGCTGTATGGCAAGAAAAGGATTGTTCGGCATCGGAAAATTGTACACCCTGTCACGTTCTTCTAAGGTAAGGAAATAAGGCCTCCCATATATTTGCTCCTTTATGGAATAATTTGCAAAAGGGTTGATCGTTGTCTCCCCCATTCTCACGGCCCAAATATAGAACACCCTTAACTTCGTCATCATGTTAGCAATAGTATTTCTACCTCTCGGCGATAACTTCTTGACGCCCTCATATAACGACGGGTATAATTCTGCTAATCTATACTCGTTTTTTAGATAATCTTCGAAATTAGACAAATCAAATGCAGATATTTCGAGGCTCCACCTGAATTTTCCTCCATTAAAAATTTCGTAATTTTCATACCGGATCATTATCCGCTTTAAAACATCATAATGTTCCTCCCGCTTCTCATCGTATTGTTTATAGGTTAGGAATTTGTCAAATATATCGAAGAAATCATCATTAACAGGTGTTTCACCATTCACTCTACGCTGCATGGCATTACGCAGCCATTCGCTCGTTGGCTGGTAGTCGTCTCCTCTTTCCTCCCATGTCCGAAGTATAAGAGACTTTAATTCATTCACTTTTTCGTTGAAAATTCGTCTCTCTTTATCCGGGTACAACGCCCTCGATTTTATTTCTTCTCTCTTGTTGTCGAAAAGATCTACGTTTATCTGTAAATCGCTTACATAATATAATAATTTTGCCCCCGGAGTAGATAGTCGGAAACGTACATTTACTATGTTATTTTTTTTGCTAGAACGAACGTATGCTTTAACGGTTGCCATAATTCCATTGCATTTTGTTTTGTGCAAAGTAAGTAATTATTTGCACAAATGAAGCACAAATTAAACTCAAAATATGTGTTAAATCACATTATTAAACATACAACGAACCTAAATACAACCGCTAAAAGCCCGTATTTATCGGGACATAAAGCAAAATGAATGTTAAAACGCTTTTTATGTTCAACTCCCCCTCCTTCCGCAAATTAAAAGCGTAACATTCTGTATAATACAGTGTTACGCTTTTAACATTTTAAATATGCACAATATTTGCACAAGATATTATAAGCCTATTTACTCTTTCTCTTCCAAAGTTACATCAATTCCTACAATCTCACAGTATTTAAGGAAGTTTTTCAAGTTGACATTCTTCCCACTTTCAATGGCATTGACAGTCCCAAAGTTCATACCCTGTTTCCAGATATTATATTGGGTCAATCCCTTTTCTTCGCGAATCTTACGCACTTGTTTCGATAATTCTTCTATTGTCATACTCCTATTAATTCCTTCTTTATTGCCTCTAAAAATGCGATAGATGTTAATACCGTATTCCTATAATTATAATCACTACCTGCTGCAATTGCATTCTTACGACCGTCTAAAATCAGCGTATCAATGAACAACACCATTTGCCGAACCGTAATATTGCCGATGTCTGCCGAGAATGTCGATAGCGATGTATAATACTTCATAGCCTGTTTTAAAAGCCCCCGTATTTTAGTCTTATCAGGATTTTTACCTGTAATACGCTTAATGCTTATCTTTGCAGAAATATTAGATCCTGACAATCCGGGCTCTATGCGGTAATCCTCTCCGACTTCCTCGACAATACCGTCTATATACTCGACTTTGGCGATGAATCCATTGTCTATGTCCGAGCAGTATATGAAGTCGACTTCTCCGAACTTGTGCGCCCGGTTATGATCTACAATGAATAGTGGAAATTCTCTCTTCATAATTTTATAGAATGGTTACAAATTCTTCTCCGATATTGAAATTACGGTTATACTTCCATGTGCTATTGTCGTTTTTCCTTTTTGCTAATTGAATTTCAACCGTCATATCGTTGTTTATTAGAAATGTTGCCGACCATTGTGATTGGGTAGACGGATAATCGTAACCCAATATTCGCTTGTATTCGTCCTCCGTAATTTCGCTTTCAAACCAGACTGTTTTGCCAGATTCAGAAGATATACGATTTAACGACAATAAAACACCTTTAATCTCAATATTCAGCCCGTCAGGATTTTCTTCTATCACACGCCGTGCTATTTCTGTGCGTTCTTCTTTGTTTGTTCCTGCAAACCCGTTATGAGAGGTAGATTTATTGGCATTGTCATACTTGGCATTCGTTTCGTCGATTATCACATCTTTACGACCACTGATTAAGTCCTTAATTTGAGTTTTCATATCGTTTTTTTTTAATTGGTTACTGTTTGTTCTTGATTACATGGTAAAGATACTACATTTTATTGTATATACAAAATATTATAGTATAAATGTTTCATGATTTATCAATATTTAACAAAACGAATGATGTGGAAAATTTTCCTCATTATTTTATACGATATAGTCTATTTTCGTATAGTTGTGGAAGATTTTACGCAAAAATGATTGACATAGAATTAAACACGAATGCCGGAGCTTCTTACCCCGGCATTTCCCTGTTCATCATTTGCATTTCCGAATATTCCTTTGAAATTTTCGCCTCATTCTCCTGTTCAAGAGACCGTTATCGGCAAACCGATTCAAGGTATCCTTCTCTTCCGGCGAAAGCAGGTTATAAACCTCCTTCCTCGACTTGCCGGAACAGATGGCTTGTATGATTTTATCTATCTCCATGTATTTCCCGAATTAATTTATTTCTGCAACACTCACATAGGAACTTCTTCGCCACGGGGAACATCTTCTGCCCGATATATCCCCGAAGGTACTGTTCTTCCTCCCCGTAAGGGTCAATGCCGAACGTCCGGGATATATGCCTGCACAAATGCCCCTTTTCATGGTCCCAAGAGTTTTGGAACTGTTCGGGACTCGTCGTCATGGCAATTACCATCACCGTCCGTCGATGCTCGAAATTGGAATAGGTAAGTCCTGTATTCAAGTTACCGGACGACAAACTTCTGAAAGCATTTTCCAGATTACTCCCCGTACAACCGATCCGTTCCAGCTCCCGGAGTATGGTGTTTGTCCAGTAGGTGGTAACGGCGTAAAAAACCCTTACGTGCCAGTCGTATTTCGCTATGTAGAAATCCTGAACAATCATGTTTTATAACATATCTTCCCACATGATCGGAGTACACGAACCTATACAGTCAGCATAGAAACGTGTAAAGGGCAACCCGTCGTAACCGTCAGGGTCGTCGATATAGTCTTTTACGAACAATGCCAAATGGGTATCGTCGGGAATCGATGATTCCAGATAGTCGGCCTTACCCATATTGGCGACAAATACATGGTCGTACCCTTTGGAATTTTCCAACTTCACGCCCGCCTGTGTCAAGATGACCTCCACATCTTCTTTGGAAAGGGCTTTTATCTCCTCTTTCTTTCCGGTGGCCTTGTTTTCGGCCTTCATTCTGGAAACCGCCCACTCGCACATGTTCTTGGAGAAGTGCCAGCCGTATCGGGAAAGGTACTCCGTCATGCCGGAGGGGAAAATATCATAAATATCTAATCGTTGGTTCATAACACTGCTTTTTTATGTTTTTGAAAAGAGAGGGGATTTCTCCCCTCCCGATTAATAGAACTCGCCGTTGGCACGTCTGCGTCTGCGTTCCCCCATTTCGTCATAGTACGAAGGAGGATAACCGGGAGCATAACGGTTGTTCATTCCACTGGAAGAACCTCCGCCATAATTCCCGCCGCCGTAACTGCCGCCATTATTGCCACGGAAGCCCATATCGCCGCCCTGCATTTCCCGCATGGCAGCTTCATAGCCTTTCTTGTAGCCGTGCTCGCAACCTTCCTTGTAGGCCATTTCGAGCTCTCTACCGCCGCGTTCATTGAATCCTTCATATCCACGGCCTTCTTCTAATATTGACCACATTCCCATATTACTTTTTATTTTTAGAAGTTTCAGAAACACTGAGCTGTTCCATCAGTTTTTTGTTCATGGCCATTAGGTCGGCCATGCTTCTGCTCATTTCGGACATCTGCCCTTTGAGGGTGGCAATCTCCTGCTCCTGCCTTTGCTTCTCCGCAAATTCGGGATTCAAAATTGTCAATATCTTGTCGCACCCGGCAATCACGTTCTCGTGGTAATTACGCCGGTTCAGTTCGTCCAAGCTCTTTTGCCGGATAGCCGACACTTCCGAGTTCATGGCCTCTCTGGAACAAGATATGACTATGTTGCCGTTTTGCCCGAAGTCAGCGATGTCCGCCCCTGCCGGCAAGTTCTGGAACGTCGTGTTCTGCCCGTTCACGCAGACCACCACGTCCACCACCATTTCCATCTGGGGTATCTGCCCGATAGGTGTCGGCATGGGGTACTTGGGCTTCGCAGCCGAAACGCTGACGACGGAGCCTATATCCACTAAGGGATTTTCGTCATTATGAAGGATAAATAACTGGTTGTTTGCTCGAAGATTCTGAAACATAGTTTTTTGATTTAATGGGACTGCCCGATAAAAGGCAGCCCCGTGTTAATTATTTGCTTTTGGCAGCGACGTTGGTTGCCGCCGTCGCCGTAGTAGGTCTGTACCCACCGTTGACAAGGAACACTTCGTTGGTGTACTTGTTGTAATGGATTTCATAGATCCCCGTACCGGCGATATTCTCTACCGTCACCGGCTCATTGTTGTAAGCCAGCAGAGGTCTCGTGTCCCCGTTCGTCCCGATGAGAATGGGAAGCGTTGCGGTCGTTCCGGCGGGTATCGCCTGACGGAGATTGATATAGAATCCTCCCACATAGTCCCTGTTACGGAACGCATGGTTTGGAAGTTCCAAAGTCACGTTCTCCGTGCCGACCGTCACCGCCACCGTGGGCAGCGTGTTGAAATTCGCCCTGCCCAGCGTCGGGAACGGAAAGGGAAACCCTGTAAAAAAGTTAGGCCACATATATACCTCCTTTCTTACTGGAATTAACCCCAGTAGTTGTTGCAACCGCATCCGTAACCGCTACGCCCGTATGCGACATCGCCCGCATAAGCTCCATAAGCGGCAGCCCGGTACAAGTCCGTGTTTACAGCCTGAATGTTCGGATATACCACGGGAACGGTATTGGGCAATTTACACTTGATGCCGTCCACATCGCTTTGGAGAGCCTGCAAACCGGCAGCGAGGGGAGCAATCTGTTGCCCTACCGCATTGAGAATGGTCGCATTCTGGTTCCGTTGGGAGATTTCAGCCGCCAAAGTAGCCTTCTCTGCCGTCAAAGCGGTGATCTTGTCCTGTAAAGCCTGAGTTTGGATAGAATCCAGCTTCGCCAAAATGGCACGAGTGTTCTCATTGCCGCTGTCCACGAGGGAGTGGGTTTGTTCCGAGGTGGCGATACGGGTTTCATATCCTTGTCTCTCGATTGCATTTTGCGTCTTGCAGCAGCAATCTGCGATTTGGGTAGCCAGCGTACAATTACCCGATTGAATGCTGTTGATGATCTGTTGTGCGGACATGCCCACTTGGTTGCCGACACCCTGAATCAAGCCCTGAATGTTGCACAAGGCGGATTGTAACTGTTGGGTAGAGCAGTTCAAGGACGAGGCGAGTTGGTTGATGGCATTACCGTTCCCTTGAATGGCCGACATCAGGTATTCACGTCCGACATCGCCGTTCAACTCGGCAGGAAGCCCGCCCCGGTTGCCAAAACCTCCGAATCCGTTACCGCCCCAGCAGAACCACAGCAGGATAATCCAAATCCACCACATGCCTCCGCCCCAAGCGTCCTGATTGTTCCTTCCCTGATTGAGAAGGGCCAAGAGTCCGGGATCGACCCCTTTACCACCCATCAGGTTGGGCAATAAAGCCATGATGTCGAACTTGCTTCCGCCACCATTGGGCTCTTGATTGAAAACATACGTTCTTTCCATATAGATATAATTGATGGTTACGGCCAATATCGGCCGCATACAAACGTATGGCTATTGCCGTTGCTATCCTCGGATTTCGGTGGCTATCCTGTTGCTGACCCGTTGATTTGTCGTTGTCAGAATAAAACTTCCCGAACACCGCTGTTTCAGGCTGTTTTTCAATTTGTTCACTCCCTGTCTGGTCATGGAAAGATAAGCGGCGGTGTTCTCCTCGGAGAAGCCGAGCGATACCAACGCACAGATGAGCAGGCAACGTGCGTCGACCGCATTTTTGTTCGCCCCGTTAATCAATTCGCCGTAACACAGCTCACATTCCTCGCAAACGATTTGCAAGACGTGTTCAAAGATTTCATTGGTTTTCATATCTCTTGCTTTTTAAATATTTGTTAAATTATAGATTGTTGACACAATAAAAAACATCACGTTCCTGTTTAAAGGCTGTGAAAGCCTCGTAACATTCCCCGTGATGTTGTCTCTTGTTAGTTTTGGAAGAGCAGCAAGAGATTGAGGCTTTCCTTTATACTCCGAAGCCTCGGAAGGAGTCGTAAATCAAATTATATCAAGAAACCCAGTCCTTTCAATTTTGTTATCCATTTCACGATGTAAGGGACAAGCAGCAAGACAATGCCACCGAGAGCCCACCAGCACCATCGGGGAGTCTTGTACTTTACTACCTCGACGGGGTAGGGTACTTGTATGCTGTCCGTCTTGGATATATACAGCGTATCGATTCTGTCCTTGAACCTGTATATGTACTTGTATTGGAACTCCCGTATCGTGTCTCCCGATTTCTCGATGAAAACACTGTCCCGCATGTATATGGAATCGAGCTGCACCCGATTCATATACACCGTGTCGCTCTTTGTCGTCTCCACCGGAACATACACATGTCTGGTACAACTCGTCGCAGCCAAGCCGGCCAAAAACAACAATAGGAATACGGTATGTCTCATAAGCTCAGTATTTGTTTCCGGTTCTTCGATGACGACACATAAGACACGTGCACCCAACTGTAATTGCTCTCATTCAAAAGCTGGTCGAAGGGAAGGTTATCCCGTATAAGCTCGAACAGCTTCTTGTTCTCCTCCTTGTTCCCTGCCGTTATATCCGCCGCATTACCCCTTATGTGCTGGCTCGTTTTCGCACCACCCACGGCGGCATTGAGTTTGGGACAACGATAGCCCGAATTGACGGTTATCGCCTTTCCGTACATCTCCCGCAAAGGGTCTAAAACATGAGTGACAAGGTTCGACAACTGGGCCGACGCTTCGGTCGTCGGGGTATTGTCTATACCCAGTTTATCGGCCGTCGAGCTCTTTGTGAGTTCTTTCATCGTGAAGTATTTCATATCTCGAAGATTAAGTTTTCCATGTTGTTAATTTTGTCCGGCTCAGATACGAGCAAATCCTCTTCCGGAAATTTTTCTTGAAATTCTTTCCATAACAGATACTCCATTTCCATGTATTCTTCACGGCCTCTTCTTATGCTTTCAGGAGAGACCTCCACGATATGGAAGTTGGTCTGTATGTCGTAGGCATACCTGATACTTATTCCCGGTATTTTCGAGGCAATCGATTGAATCGTCTCGATGACAAAATCCTGTACATTCTTATTCATGTCTTTCTTCTTTTTTTTCGTCAGGCAATCCAAACCTCGATTTGAATCACCAGCCCGCCCAGTATGGTTGCCAGCAAGTCGGCATACGACCAAGCCCCCGGCTTCCTCCACTCGTCGACAGCCTCCTTGATACAGCCCGCTATGGCAGAGAACAGCACACAATATTCCGCCGTCGCACCTATCACGATGGCGAAGAAAGAGGCGATGACACCTCCTGCGATAAAATGCAGCAGCTTGTCGTGGGGAATAGACAATAACAACCCTTTGATTCTCTCCAAAATTTTCTTCATATTATTCGTTATTTAATCGGTGATAAAAATCGAGCTTGATACGGTCATAGACAGAAAATACATTGGTTTTAGCCCTGTCATCGTTCACCGTATGGGCATATATCTCGTTCTCGACAACCTCTGCCACCCAGTCTATCCATTCAGGATTGGTATAACATGAAAGACGTTTACCCCGATAGGTAAAGTAGTCGAAACGGCTGTTCCTGTCCTCGTACTGGTTCGTGAGATTTCCGATAATTTTTTCATGCGTCCTATTCCTGTCGGATATATGGTTTTCCTTCCTAACTTGTTCGATAATTTCCAAAACCCGTCTGGCGGAAAGGTTGAAAAATTCACTCGTCATGTTCTTTATTCGAAGCTGCGTTTCCGGTCTAATACCTTCCGATATGTCGGACAACATGTTATTCTGGTCGTTCGTTTTTTCGATAAGCTCTTTCAGGGATTCGCCGTAATCCTCCATACTCTTGGTGATAATCGATTTGAACCACTTGAAGCAGGCCACCATCATCATGGCCGACAACACCAAGAAGAATGCTGCGGTCATCACCAAGAACCCCTGTTCGCTTATCACTCTGGCTACCTCCGTAGCCTCGTTTATCCCTCCCATATCAATGTTTCTGTTTTTCGATTAACAATCTAGCTTCTCCTTTGCAGGATTCCGCATAGGCGTTATAAGCCTCGAACTCCTCTGCTTTCGTATCTCTTTGCCGAAGTATCGCCAACTCCTCCGACAATGTATATTTCCGACGAATCAATCCGTTTACCGTTTCTCCGTAGTCCATTGGTACGGGAGGTGTTTCCGTGCCGTCCTCCGTCGTTTCCGGTGCTTCCTCGTACTCATAGACTATCGCCCCGTTCCGGCAATACATCACGGGTATTTTTCCGGGTATCTCTTCGGGAGATGGGATAATACCGACATCTATCAACCCTTCTCTCTCATTGTCGGCGTATATGCCTATAATCTTCTCGTTTTTAATATCTATATACATAATTATTCAATTAAATAGGATTGATTATTTCAATCTGACGCCTTACGCCGGTTCTTGAAGTAGAAAGGTTGGCAGCAAGTAACATATCTGGATCGTTCGACATGAAAATATAGGCCTTGTTGGTAATAGGTCTATAAAACCCTTCGTTTGTCGTACTCAAAATATTCGTACTTACAATGGTATCTGGTGTTGTCATACTATTTCCGTAAAATTCGGTGGTGTATGGGAAATTTTGATACGAGTTCCTTACACCGATATTTTCGGCAGAGTAGGAGTTATCTCCTCCGTCCGTCAAATGAACTGAATGTCTATACGGACTTTTAATAAAGTTAATATGTAGTGTTTTGAAATTTATGTTATGAATATATGTATTCTGAGATGTTGTAATTTGTGTGTAATTTGAGAAGGCCAGCTCTATCGAGTACAGATTATTATCTTCATCTACAATCTTGATATGGTTTTTGGCAGAAATCCAAACAAGTGCATACTTCACACTTCCATCTAGCAGGGTTATCCATCTGTCCCCCAATACGGGAAAGGATACGGCAGAGTCTATGGAATCGATAATTTCTACCGACTTGTCCTCCATCGAACACCGGAGTATCTGTTTATTGACACTATCGACCCCATATATATAATCATTTGTAATTAAGACTTCTTTGTTATTGAATGTAGCGTATGAATACTGAACAGGAATAGGTATCAGCTCCTCGGAGATAAAAGCTCCGTCTTCCTCATTCAGTCTGATAAGCCAAATACCATTATTATTGTCGTTCCATTTACAACATATAATATATACGGTATCATCAATTACCCTCAATTGTTCAGCCGCATTATGCCAAGACACTCCATAATCCTCCAATTTGACGTCCCAAAACACCTCGTAAGTGTCCAAAGAAAACTTCAAACACCTGCCCATCGTAAGCAGGTAACAAGTCTTGTCGTTTTTTATCTCTTTGAATCCTATATACCTTAAATCTGTGGCTTCAAGAAAAGCATGGGAAATATAAAAACCATTCTCTTTGTATGCGATACTCTCCGCCGCCTTGTTCGCCTTTTCAGCTGCCTCATTGGCAACTTTCGCCGCCTCTGTCGCAGGGCGTTGAAGCTCGGCGATTTGCTCAGGTGTAAAATCGTCGTAGGTAAAAGGGTCTCCCTTGTCACCTTTTTCACCGGGCAAGGCAACCATTTCCTCCACCACAACGGCATCAGGCACTACCACCTGCTCATGAACGATTATGCAATCACTATCTGCCATATCACTTGATGATTATATTGGTTTTGTAAACATCGCCATAGTCCCATTTGCCGTCATCGAAATCGGCATCCTCTATCCAGTAATGCCTCTCGACCGTGAGCAAGCCATAGCGGAAAGTCCCGGAATTGAATATGCCGTACAGCACGCCGTCACGGAACACACAGTTTTTACGTGTCTTTCCGTCGTAACTCACTTCGCAACAACAACCGGCCTCGTCCTTGTAGATGAACTTAAACTTCTTCGTCTCGGCATCGATCGGGCTCCCGTTCTTGTCCTCAAAGCCAATGGTAAACTTAATATCCTCCCACGAGTACTTCACTATGGGATCTTTGTCAATCATCGATCAATCTCCTATAATCTTAAATATGCTACGCTTGCTTATTGGCTTTTCGCAAACACAGCATTCTTCCGAATCATTAATATAGTACAATACCTCCTCTACATATTTCAATCCGATAGAATAAGTATCATCGGCTATCATTTGTCGTTCCTTTAATTCTGTATGCGAAGAATAAGCATCGTTGTTATTCATAGTTCCAAACCTCGTCGGCAAGCTATTACCGAATTTTACGACACGTGAATAGGCCAGATAGGCAACAGCCTTCTTCAACCCTCCGATAATGCGATCTTCTCCTTTCTTCGATTTATACAAACCTCCATTTAGTAATATTGTATCTTTACTCTGCATTATCTTCTGAAATAGAGTATCTCCTACTAGATAGCGAATGTCTATATCTATCGCCTCGTCTATCGCTTTATTGGCAATTTCCTTATCTGCATAGCAAGGCCTTGCCAATGTCGATATATCAGTTGGTGTTATTAGTGCTGCCATACAACATCGATTGTATTTTAAAAGTATCAGAAGTGAGTTCTCCAAATGGTTGCTCATACCAATTCTTGAATATAGATAACAAGGCTCTCGATATTGCCCTCTGCTCTTTGGTTACCTTACCCGAATAGTAGGAATAAGCGTCAGCCAATATATCACCAGAGAAGCCGAGCTTTCCTTTTCTTATTGCCAAAAATGCTTCTTGGTTGAATGCTGAATAGATATTATCTATTATGCTATCCGCCGTTACGGTAAATTCCTTATCATAATTGTTGGTCGACAAACTTATAAATTCAGGAGATTGCTCGTCAGCTCCTATCTCTATCTCTACTATCTTGCAGGCATTAAAATCTCCCTGCAAGTTTTTCAACACAGGAGAATATTCACTTTCGTAACTCTCATGTCCGTAAGATCTCCTTTCATCGTCAAAATAATTCTCTTGAATATCTGTTCCTTTCCTTGTAATCAATGCCCCGCTCGGCAAGAAGTTATTCCGGGCGTTGCGATAACGTACATTGGCAAGTCCTTCATCTGTACTCATATCCGTGATAACAGGGTCATACACCGGAAGAGGGTAAACCATGTTTCCATTCCTCGAATACCATAACACCTGCCCCTTATAATCATTTATCCCAACCTCTTCAATTTCGGGAATTGCAGAATTGGGATCGAAAACATGAATGAAACTAATGTTCGACTTGTTGACTTGAACTCGTTTTCCATTCCTAGTTTCCTCACCAGTCCAGTTAGGGTGAATGGCTATTTCTGTCACTTTCCCGTAATTATTTGGCTCTTTAAGCCTCGTTGTAATGAAGGGGATATGATGAATGTTGCGAATCTTTCCTAACACATCATAATTGGCATGTATTGCAAAACCTCCGAACTTTGCAAGATCATTAGCTAACAATCCCAACAAGTCATCTAGTGTATCTCCGCTTTTGTTGATTTTGTAATCTGAAATTATTTGAGAGTTGAATCCATTCCCTTCTATGAAATCTGCATAGCGAGACAAACAGCCGGAGGCGATAGACGACGATGCTACCACCTCGGCTAATTTATTGGGATACAAATTATCCTCACCATAGCTCTGTATATTCAGGCTGCTCAGATAATTCGTGTTAATCCTCTTTTGAGGTTCCTTTACGGCTTTTAGATTCATAGAACTCGTCAGGGATTACAGAAAACATGGTTCGCAAGCCGGGGTTATTTGTCAGATATTCTTTGGCTATATCATCTGTAAGGTTCTCATTCGTGTAAACACGTGGATCACCGAAAACTTGAATCACAGCTCCGGGTTTTAATACATATTTCGATTTCTCTTTCATCTTCTTGTTCCTTTTTAAATAAGTGAATGTTTCAATCAATGCATCTCTATGCTTGTCCTTGCAGTTACATTTCCGAACTTCTTTTTTCAAGGATTCATTATAGAGTTTCTCGATCGTTCGATGATCCTCCTGCGATAGGGAGTTTATTCTCCCTATCAACTCTGAGGATAATTTCATCGCTTCTTCATAGGTCATACACCGGGAGAAGGATTAACTAACGAATTAATCATCGCCAGCGTAGCTTCATAACTGGTCTTGAACAAATAAACTTCTGCCACAGGGCTTTCTGTTTCAGTCATGGTAACCTGCCATCCGCCTTGTGTATCCGAGCTATACGGGTCACGATTCGCTGCCGTTGCGAACATGCCTTGTTTGATACCGAAAACTTCAAAGGAACTGTCTCCCTTCGTACCTTGTGTGGCACTAAGATTTTTCCATGTGTTTTCGAGAATCACGACATACTTACCATTGAACAAGGGGTCTATCACTGTTTCAGCAATCTTGGGACCTTTGTTCAATATCGTAAATTGGACATTTTTAGTTACAGTATTGGAAATTGTTCCAACGGCCAGTTCAGAGGTAGATCCCGTATAGGGTGTATTTCCTCTTTGAACGATTTCATAGGCCTTTTTCCCTTCTTTTAGAACAAGGTCTGAAATCGTATTCGCACCAGAAAAGGTGGTGGCCGTAAAATCGATGTCGTCCCAGTTAATAATTATTCCTTTGTGCTCATACCCCTTTGTAATAGGATCGCCACAATTTGGAACTATTCCTGCCGAAATCAAACTAACACAGTCTGTTGCCATTTCATTTTCCTTTCTTAAAAAATTATTTAGCATGCTACTTGAACTAACTCATCTTCTGCGATTAAAGTACCGAGGTCTCCTGTCGAATAAATTTGAGTTTGTCGTTTTTCACGATTGAAGAAAATATCCAAATCTGAAATCAATTCTCCGGGAGCCCCCACAAGCAAATTCTTCGGCGAAGTGTAAACAGCTCGGTGAGGAATGTTCAACTTCGTCTTATCATTTTGATATTTTTGAATCATTCTATCCCAAATCGATACGGAATAAATAGGAACACCATTGTATTGCGCCATTTGAACACCATCGAAGATAACTTCCCACGGCATTATCGTGCTGTAAGTCTTCTTCACATCTTGCGTCAATGCGTCTGCCAATGATTTTGTCATAAAAATAGCTGCCCCGTCAAGGGTAGAAATTCTTGGGTCTGCTTCCATCAACATGGAGTCTACTATACCCGTTGCAACACCGGATTCTAATAATTTCGATTTTTGAAGGGCTGCCGTTGTTTGCGAATTTGCCGCAATTGCTGTTTTCTGAGATTCATTATCTGTAATTATTGCAAACAGTCGTTTCCAGAATCCATCGGCAACTGTAAACAAGTTGGTATTAACCCCGTCTGTTATCTGACCACTTCCTCCGGTTATATTCTTTGCGTCCTTGTCGCCGAACCAAATTAACCGCCACATCATATTTATCATGGCCTTTTCCAATGCCGGTCGATAGACAACATTCATATATTCGATAGAGGTCATGTCGCCCTTATCCGTGCCTGTTTTCAGCGTATATTCGGCTACTGTACCCATAATATCGTCATAACAGAGCTTTAAGGGTATTTCCCATTCTCCTAATTCCCACTCCTTTTCGTTCGCCTCAATGGAAGCAGATACATAAGTAGGATTACATCGGTTCGTCAGTTTCGTTCCGACATCTTCCATATCGCCTATAAACCCTAATTTCTTCCCGTTTCTCGCACTAGTCATCAATGTAAATAGTGCTTCAAGGCTTTCGTCCTTGAACGTTGTCATCGGAATTAACTCCTGCAACGTTTTTATCGCCCCATTATCAGGGGTCAAATCTTCAAAAGTTCCCATAATAACCTAAACAATCTCTTAATATTACCTATTTTCTTTTTCGCTTTTCAACCTCATGGGCTTTCGCTTTCTCTTTCCTCTCCCTTAATTCCTTTTCAAGGACGTTTTCCTCTTCTACCGGATCTTTCTTTCTAGCCGGATTTGGTTTAGGGGGCACATAATTGCTAGTCGTCACTCTGTCAAGCCATTGTTTGCCCCCTGCCGCTTTAACTTGGGCTAGAATAGCAGACTCCTCGTCGCTTTTTCCCTTCGCTCTTTCTGATTCCAGCTCCGCTGTAAGTCGAGCAATCTCAGCTTTAAGTGCTTCCACATCTTCGCCTCCATCAGGGACAGCTTCACGAATCTCGGTAATCACGCCGTCAGATACGATAATCGTTCTCCCATCGGGCATCAACCATTCCCCGTCAGGGCTGGCGGCATCACCTACCTCCGGGTCTCCTTCTTCTCGTTCTACTGTCAATACTTGCCCGTCCTCAGTTTGTAGCTCGATGTCTTTTGCACCTGACAAACCGAGTGCTTGCGCCAACACATTCAGCGCATCTTTCAGATTCTTTTTACTCATGTTTTTTTTATTTTTGTTTGTATTGGAAATAGCCGAAATCGGCTCGATTATTTCCGTTATGAATCCCAAATCCTTAGCTTCCTGCATGCTTATATAGCGTTCCTCTTTCATCAGAGTGGAGAGAACTTCCCTATCAGCCCCCGTGCGCTCTACATAGAAGTCAAGAATCTTATTATCCTCCGACCTCAAATCATTAGCTTTTGCTTCCAGTTCTTCCGCCGTGGCATTCTCTATATAAAAATCACAGAAGCGGGTATTGTGAATCAGAAGCCTCTGGTTCTTATATCCTTTACGTACCGAACCTGCGAGCAGGACTATCGTCGCCATAGAGGCGCACACTCCGTCAACCACCGTTATTATTTTTTTGCCGGTCGCCCTCAATTTGTCAACGATAGCCCAGCCCTCGGCTACATCGCCGCCCGGACAATGAATGCGCACCTCTATCGAATCGTCATCTTCCGGTATCTGGCTTACAAAATCGTCTACATCGATGAAAGAAACTGCATTGTCCCCGAAAAACTGCAATAATGCTTTTTCCGACTCGTTCGCTATTTGAGAATATATTTTTAATACCATTATCCAATCATTGGTTTATTCCAAATTTACGAAGGAATAACCTATCAAACAGAATGATAAGAAGGGATTCAACTGCACGGATTTTGCAGCAAAAAAAATGGCGCATATCCTCACGGACACACGCCACTCGAAACACAACACATATAATTAAACAACGGAATCGAACTTTTTCAAGATGTAATAGAATTTTCTCGGCCTTATCTGGTACTCATCGCTCAATTTCTCGGCGATATACGATACTTTTAACCCTTCTCCCTTCATCGTTAGGAAACGCTTGTACATTTCAAGGTACTTAACATCGTCCAGATTGACTCCGGCACGCCTCATCGCCTCCAATATGGGACGGCTTATTTCTATACATTCGTGTACTTTCATGAATTGAACAATTAAATGGAACCTAAATTCTCTACCACTTTAACTTGTGAACCCACCTTGTTAATCTCCGTAACGGAAACAATCGGGTGGACATCTTGCATGCCTCGTGCAATGGCTCGTGCAATCATCTCCTCACCGAGAGCCTGACTGCTTTTTTCCCGAACTTGTATGGGCACACCTCCTCCGGCTACATTAATAGCAGACAGTAGCGGAGCGAACATGGAGGTAGCTCTTGCTGTCATCACGCTCTCACCGTTAGACAACATAGCGGGTATGCTGTCGCTCGTTCCCGTTCCGGGACCTTCTACAAGACCACCATCGGCAAACTTGGCCGAGTTTATAATTCCTATCGCAGTTGTCATATTGGAGATTATCGTCGCGATTAAAGAAACTGCTTTTGCAATACCAAATGGACCTTTGGCAGCCTCCGCAACAGCCGAAGATATTGCTTTTCCTGTGTTAATAGCCACTTCCGCCAATGCTAATGTTTTCGATAAAATCATAAATGCCTTGTTGTCCTCTCCAAGCTGATCGAATAATCCCGATAGAGCTCCTGTAATTTGAGATGCCGCTTCGAACTTCGCTTGTTCTATTTCTATTTCCCTCTGGGCAAGTTCCTCTTTGGCATCCAAATATTCCTGCTGGGCTTCGAGTTGTCGGGCTTTGAACTCGGCATCGCTTTCTCCCTCTAACTGCTGTAAGGAATCAAGCCGTTTCTTGGCATTTTCAAGCTCGACTTGCAACTCATCTTCTCCGGCTATTTTGGCGGCTGCTAACCTGTTGGACAATTCGAGTTCCAATGCTTCCATAGCTTTCTCTTGCTTTTTCCGCTCATACTCAGATGTCATTTCGTCGAGCTTCTTTTGATAACTGTCCTCAATCAGTTGTTTCTGCTCGGCAGTCAGTTTTGTATTGGATAGTTCTATCTCCTTTTCCTTTTTGAGTTGTTCAGCTTTCAAACTATATTCCTGAATTGTACCCTCTGTTGCCAATTGAAGCCTCTGCTCAATATAAGCAGCTTCTTGCTCTAACTTTTCCCGAATCGATTCCTCATTCAATTCAGCCAGTTCTGCTGTGCGCTTCTTCTCCAAGTTCTCAATCGTGGCACTCATTGCCGCTCTGGCTTGATCTGTCAGATTTTCTTCTGTTTCCATTCGCTTCCTTAAATCTGCTATCTGATCATCATAACTTGAATTTATGGCTGCTCTCTGTTTCTCCACACTATCGGCAATCAGTGCGTTTTCAGAATCACGGAGAGCACGCATAGCTGCAAGCTCTTTATCCGAACGCTCTTGCACTAATTGTAACCGTTGTTCCTCCTCTTGATTTAATTTAGTTTTAGCCTCTGAACGTTGTGAATATAACTCCCTTGTTTTTGTATTATATTCTTTTTGAACATTGTACAAATTAGCTTCTGCTTGTGCCAATTCATCATTCACTTCTTTACTATTTTTTGTTCGCTCAGCTTCTTTTTTAGCTATTTCTAATCTCTGTTTCGCTTGTTCCAACTCATTATCTGCCATAGCTTTTTCCTTATCTATGGCTTTATTCAAGAATTGTATGCGTTCTTCTGCTGAATATTTATCCCTCTGAGCAGATTTCGCTCTCAAATCAGAGGCTTCCATACTTAATTTCGCATTCTCTACAAGGTCGCTCCTTTCTTTATTGGCTAAATCTAATTTCTGCTTTTCAAGTTCTATATAATCCTTTGAATTTTGATTTATGCTATCTCCTACTCCAATAAAATCAAAAAAAGCACCCACCAAACCAGTAACAGCTTGTGCGGCAGAAAGAAAAACATCTACAATAGATTCCACAACCCTTGTTATTCCGTCCATTGCCATTTTCAACGGAGCCAATACCTGCTGCAACTTAACATATTGTTCTTCGTTGTTCTTTGCTGAATTTGCCAGTTTCAAGAATAATGCCGTAATGACACTTATAACAGCAATTACCGGGTGAGATTTAAGAAGATCAAAAGCCTTACTTACCCCTATAACACCATTCCTTACAGCCTGAATTCCTGCAACAAGCTGATTGTTCCCAAATACGTTTTTGATTGCATTTTCATAGTTACCTACATTCCGGTTGAATCGACCGGTTGCCTCTTCTGCTCCTTTAAGCTCTTTTGTAACAGCATTAATCTTTTCTTGTAATTCTTTCCCTTTCGCCGAATCCCGTTCCGCCTTACTTAGATTGTCATATTCGGCAGTCAGATTGGATAAAGCCGCACGCAGTTGAACAAGTGAACCTCTTAAATCCGATTCAACTTTAATATTATTTTGAATCTCTTTCCTAAGAGCTCGTATCTTTGTAGAATATTCGGTAACATGTTGTTTTGAAAGCTCCATTTCCCGATTATATTCTTCCCAAGAAACAGTCCCTTCCTTTAACCATTGGTTGTACTCTTTTTGCAAATTCTTTTCCCTTTCTATTTGGGTATTCAGCTCCATTATTTGTTTAATCGCTGCTTCTGTATTTGTTTGTACTTTAACATTGAGGATAATCTCTTTCTCTGCCATAACCTAAAACATTTATAGTATTCATAATAATTTAAGTAATTCACACTCTGAATAATCACCTTGCGACTTTATAGAGATAATAGCGAAGAATGCCGCATATCGCTCTATATATACAGGTATCGTGTAATCGAGGTTTTTCAAATCTATCTCAGTAAGCCTGAATGTGTCCTTAATCACAAACGGCGACTTGATGAGGTCTTGATAAGAAGACAAGCCGAAACGTGATACCCGGTTTTGAAATTTAAGGTCTGAAAAGTCCAAACGGGCATCCTTCTTGCCTTGACTGTCAAAAGAGATTACAAGCTGCATAATCCTGTCTCCGCAATCTTCAAGCTCCACGATCGTACCGTCGTCACTCCATTTGAAATATGGAACAGCCCTCATGTCCCCATTGTCACCCCCGGCAGTATAAGGGAGTTTCAATAAGTCTTTTTCATAGTCGAGAGTCTTATTTTGTACAACCATATAGCCGTCTGCACTCTTGGCGTTCTCGTTCTCCTCATAACGGAAATAGTTCTTCTGTGCAAAGTCCCCAAACGTGTACGAGGTCTCTTTGGCCGTCCACCCTGTCGGGACTAATTTCTTGCTCCAATCGACCGCCTTGTCTCTATTATCTATTATCTTGTTTACGGATATGAAAGAGACACCGGTATCGCTTTTTATGGCGAACAAGCCGAACAGCCAACATATTTGCTTTATAAAATCGACTACCGATATATCCGGCAGGTTTGAACCGATCGGATAAACACCTCCATAAGCAACATCTTCGGTTATATCCGGGTCGGTTATCTTCACATAGCTTTTGATTGTCCCTAATCTATAAGTCGAAGTTATTTGCATCTCAATATCGCTATATCCTTCCAATCTGAAAAGCATACTGCCTTTATATCTGCAAACGCCCAGTTCATCGGCTTTAAGATAATATATACCCAAAACATGAGATGAATTATAAACCATGACTTCAACCGCAGTTTTACCGGCCGGGGCGGTCGTCGATATACACAAATCCAACTCCCAGTCTTTCCAGTTACTCGTATTGTGAATAATTATATTATTCCAATCGTGACCCGTGATAATCCGTATATTCTGAATCGCATTTACTTGCCTCAACTGAACCCCTCGTGTATCTTCGTCAATTCCCGTTATTTCCGCTTCAAACCAGTTGTATTTGGGATTTGCTTTCTGTGAGATGAGGGGCAAGTACAACAGTTCTATATATTGCTTATAGCTGCCCCAATCCATTGTAAGACCGTAATATGAGGCTATTTCTTCCAACAGCCTCATGCAATTGACCGACGGGTGTATAAATATCTTGTCCCGGTTGGAATCTACATCTATACCCGCATTATGACGGATATAACCGTGTGACAGCTGACCGTCAACCAGTCCGTTGTCGTATGTCGTAGAGCTGTTCCACGGCAAAGCCATATCGGCAAACTCCTGTATGCTCTTATCATCGTTCATGAGCTGAATAAATTTCTCACTCATTCCCCAAGTCAAGACCACATCAAACCCATCTTCGCTACACGATATAAGAACGGCTTTTGCATCGAACAGTTTTACCCCATTCCTGTAATACTCCACATTGAAATAGTCCCTCATCAAGTAGCTCTCATGACCGGCAACATCGGGAAAATCAAACAGCCTTATATTCTTATTCGTCCTCGGTAGGGTTATCGTATAACTGTTCGAGGCTGTTATCTTGGAAATGTCCCCTAACAAATTGCTCTTGAAATTGAGTGTTATCTCACTGTCGCCCAAATCGACACTTTCACCCTTGATATATAGTTCCTCTTTCATATCTTTATTGTTAACTCTTCGGGTAATTCAATCTTGAAAACAAAATCTTGAAGTTCAGCACTCGTCCGTTCAAAATCCCCAGTCTGTACATTTACCTTTATAAAGGCATATTTATCTATGTCATAAACATACACCTCTGGGGAATATAGAACATCTTCTATATAACTATATTCATTCTTATCAGCCATCGGTACAGAAAGCGTGACAACACGAGTCGCTGTCTTATTTTGCTGAACGGAATTATCGACTAATCGATCTTTATAAGATAGTGTTTTATTATATTCTTCTCCATCAACTTTAAGTGTCTCTCCTTTTTTCTTGAAAAGGAAATAATTCCTTCCTCCCAATCTATTTAACCACATCAAATATACACCATCGGTGCATCCATAGGTTGTCACATAATATACAGTTTTACCACTATCCCATGTCTCTATAATAGGATAAAGAGAATCTGTATCAACGACTATTTCTTTATCGTTTTCAACATATACAAGATAAGATTTGCCGATCGAAATTTTTGGCTTATCCAAAAAGATACAGACGAGGTTGTCGTTCACACCTTTATACTCTACTAATTTAAGTGAATTAGTCTGTACAAGTGCACCTTCCTTCAATAAGAAATTAACAGAAAACGGGAATTCAACAAACTGTTTAACATGGATTGGAATATTTGAAGAATTATATCTTTTATAAGGCTCAACAGCTCCATATATGAAATTAATAGTACCCATATCATGAGACTCTAATGAGTCTGATGTCTGCACATCGACAATAATCCTAAATTGTTTAGAAGTATTCTCTACCATACCTGCATACATGTGTGGGTTTAAACCTTCATACTCGAATAATGACTGTAATATGTATCTAATATCCTTTTTAAAATTAGTCTTATAATCAACGCTCCAACGTTCTTTATAATCATTTGAAATGTGTGAGCAAGAAATAATAATGGTTATATCTTGCAATAAAGAACTATTTGCCTCTATATCAATTACAAATGGAGAGAAACAATATCCCATATTACTCATTTGTACTGTTGAATAATCTTTTTCGCTTGTCATAATCTTTCTAATATTTCAAGTTTATACCCTAAATAAATCTTATCTTCTACCCGTCTAAGAAACTCATCTATAAATGGAGTGTAAATGTCTGCTCGTCCTCCTTCCCTATATAGCTTCGTACCCTTTGTGGCTATCGTATGGCTTATAGCTCCCGCTGCCATATTCAGGCTTCTTTCCTCGACCGTATATTTCGGTTGCCAGTTCTCAGACGGTTGGCGAATGTATGGAACTTGCCTTACCGATATTCCTTTGTCAATAATCCATTGCCTGATAATATCTACCATATTAGATGGAACACCCCCCGCAGCCCTACCTTTCTCAACCGTGGAAAATGCAGGTCGCCCTAGTAAATAGGCTTCGATTTCCTTTTCATTGCCTTCTATATATACCTCGATACTATCGGCCGTCTGTCCTGTTACCGTTGTTCCAGTAGCTCTCAACTGTTCTACAATCTTGCCTTTGAGCCACTCCAATTCTTCTTGTAGAATTTCCCTTATACGCATTTTCCTGTCAATTCTTTAAGATTCAAAGAAACTGATACACCTGAACACTGTATCGCCATATCCCTGATTACATCATGGCAACTCCATGCGGTTATTGGTTCAAAATATCGGGTGTCGTTTACCCGAACAACAAATTCCTCGACGGCAGAACGCATTCGCTCTATAATAGCATTCGTATCTTCTCCTTCCGGATCTATTCCCTCATGGTCGAGAAAGAATAACAAAGGCTCTATATTCTTCTTCAACATTCCCGAAACTGTTATTTCTCCTCCTCCATTGATAGGCATTACATACAATACGGCAGGAAGTTGCTCCGGCTGTTGAAGCCACTGGTTCAAATGATATATATCTCCTATTGAGAAAGAGAAGCCCATAGCCTCTACGATCTCCCTTATCTTATCCTCCATCATTTTTTCTTGTAAATTAACTTTTGCAATCTCCTTTGATAAGCTACTACTTCGTTATCCATCTTCATACATTGATAGATAACTACCCACGGCACACATTGAAGAACATAATCATGATCTATTATTCCCATACGTTTTGCATAAGAATCGACAATACCGAATGTGCCAAAATTCAACGATGTTACTCCTGCGGCTATCTCCTCCGATGAATAACTCATTGTTTCACCGAGCGCCTCAAACATTTTGGAAACCCTCTTAACCTCATCTATAATCCAATTTCTATATCCAGCCGTGACAGATATATCAGCTTTCAAAACTTCCTCCTCGGTAATTCCCTCAACAATCTGCATGGGCTTTATAAATTCTTCCGAGGTCGTCTTTATTTCCATTAACTGCAACAATTCACCGTACATAATACCGTTTATGTCTGTTTTTAACGGCTTTCCTTTGAATGTAGAAACTCTTTTAGCTCCTTTTACACTTTCTACCGATTCTTCGGTTAAACATTCCATGATGGCTAAAAAATGAGCCGTCGTACATGTTTTTCTTTTTTCTCTTTTCATATATTTCCGAGTTTAAATATCTTCTTATGTTGTGGCGGTGTAAACAATCTATTGAGAGCTACATAGCGGATAGCATCTAGCGAGTGATTGAATAATTCGATAGGCTCATTTGTAGGTTCTCCATCATCTCCTTCTTTCCACTTATAATTTGCCAGCTCTTTCCTTATATTCGTACTTCGCCTTGTCACATGCCACTTATATCTTTTCAATACCGAAATACCTAGTCTTATACTATCATTCCCTTTCTTCGCTCCCTCTATCCTAAGCCCGAACCTCTTCAATTCCTCTATGCTCTTAGGTTCTGCACTATCGGCGATAATGGTAATGGACACCATTCCATTTTGTCGAACGACTCTCGAAATATCGGGATTGGTTACCTTTCCTTCAAATAGAATCTCATCAATCCATAAATCGCCACCAGATAAACGAACATCAACCAATGCCGTTGGATCGTTATATCCAAAGTCAAGTCCCAACCATCTACCCTTGTAATTATCAGGCATAGAATCGACAATTTCATAATTGTCATAAACCATACCTCGGAGTCTTCCAGTCTTTCCCCTCGCATATACACGGTGAAGCTCCTTATCTTCAATCCCTTCTATCTTATCATGCTCCTCTTCGGAGAGAAAAGTATTGTGGCGATGATCAGTAATGAATAGCTTTGTTTCTGGCTTCCCTATTATCTTATCATGTACCCAGAAACGAGCTGTCGGGTTATAATCGATAAATATCTGCTTTCTTGTACGAATGGCAAGCTGCCAATATACAGGATAAGGTATACCATTAGCTTCATTGACAAACAAATAATCTCGCTTTCCACTCTTGGCATCCTGTTCATTCTGAAACGAAACAAATTCTATTATTGAGCCGGTAACGCACTTTACAATCCTGTCGCTCTCGTTGAATGAGAACTTATCAGAACAAAAATCGCTATTACCTATTATCGTCTTGACATCTCGATATGCGCCCTTTTTTAGGTTAGGTATGTCTTGGCCGACAACCGTTATAACTTTATTGACAAATGATAGGGCATAATATACTAGCAACTGCAATATCGTATAGGTTTTACCGGAAGATGTTCCGCCCTGATTGACGATGATACGTTCTTTACAATTTCTCATTTCATCAAAGAGCGGAAGGGCATTGAATATGTTAATCGTTAATGGAGTCCTCACTGTTAGCTATTGGTGGAGTATCCTCCCGCGTTACAACTTTAATATTAAATCCTGTAATACTATCATCAACAGATAATCGGTTGTCTTGCCTATTTTTCCATTTATCCGAGTTTAAGTTCGTCAAAGCAAATATAAGTGCGCCAGTATCCGGTGGGAAGTGCTTCGTCGTTTTACTTGACTTTACAAGCACTTCACCGCCATCTCGTAAAGTCCTATACTCGTTTTTAACCTCCTCAACCTCATAACCGGCCGCACGCTTCCATAGTGATTGTTCTAACTTTTTGAGTATAGTTTCACGAAACTCTTTTCTAGCCTTTTTTAAAGAGTCCGAAAAGTCCGGATAAGACTCTAACCATTCGTAAAATGTACTCTTACTTATACCCACCCTTTTACAGGCTAGGATATTAGAATCGCCCTCCCGTATACAGGAAATGATGTCATCTTTGACATCGTTAAATTTACCTTTGCTCATATCCTAAAACAATAACCTAAAACTTATATAAATATACTAAAAATCAATCTGATTAGCAAGTAAATTCTTGCTTTATTTCAGAGCGAAGTAGCCCCTTCTCAGAGCCTTCTCCATCTTCCGGCTGTACTCCTCTTTCAATATTTCAATGTCCATGATTATTCCAAAGTTTAACTAATTGTTTTTCTGTATATGGTTCTTTTACACCCATATTTGCATTCACATACCATATTCCTATGGAATCAATAAGTATGAATCTATTTACATCTACCCGGTATATCTCATTATCGGGGTATGCTTCCTTTACAGCAGTTGTACAGTCTCCATTTGTATAGCAGCTTGTTAGTATAAGCGATACCAATAAAAGCAATAAAAATTTCTTCATAGTTACTCCTCCCACTCGATTTTAACGATTGCCAATCCATTATCTTTATCAAAATTAAGTTCCGCTTCCACCTTTGTCTTGTACACATACGCAGAGCCCAATAATGCCGAATACTTGTTATTATCTGATTTATATATATTCACCCACCCCTCTTTCTTCTGGGGGAGCATCATGAGGTCGTATTTATTGTGATTGATTATATTCTCATTACAAATTCCGTCTAAGGTATAATCAATAACCTCCTCACATTCTGCATTTTTCGAATCAACTACAAGAGCAATAATGGGGCAATCTTCACCATGTCTATCAAAGGAAATAATCCTTGCCTTTCTACCATCACGAGTACATACTGGCTTGCCAGCTTTGGCTGCTTCAAGGTCAAAGGGTTTAAGATTCAATTTCTTTTCTTCCATATCTTCTTTGTTTTGTTTAATTTCTACATAGATTCTTGTGCCTCTATTTTTGCATGTACCACCACTTAAACATGCTCCTCCTTTTTTGAAGATACAGAAGGCACAGCCTACGTATCCAGTTACAATTGACTGTACTTTCTTTCCATTTATAATTTCAGGTTCTCCTACCTTTTCAAGTTTCTTGAAGATTACAGATTTACCATCTTTTCTATAACATGATAAACATTCTCCTCTTATCTTAAATGCATCAATACAATGAATATTATTCTGGACAGTTAAATCACAATTCTCACATCCAAGAGATTTTGTATGAATACACTGATACCATTCTCCGTTGTACTCAAATATTTCTCCTACTTTTCTTTCCATATCTTACTGTATTTTAATCGTTCAAATTCTATTATCTCCTTATCCCATAGTTGGGCCACGAAATGTTCTAACTGGCAGCCTTTGGATTTTTCCCAACAGGGGCAAAGGCATATCGCATCGCATTCCATTAGTGCCTTTATATCGTTTCCCAGAAGTTCATGATAGGGTTTGTCCAAATCGGGGTTTACATCGAAGTCTATCGGTGTGACGACACGGTATCCTTTCATTTCGAGGACTCCCGAAACGTATAGTATTTCACTTTCCACTTCATCGAAGTCCCTGCCGGTAATGGGTAGGGAGATGTAGATTTTCTTTTTACTCATAATACAACAATGTTAACTAAACTATTAAAAGAGTTAATTTGATATTTGATAACTAAATATCGAAGTCGATTTGCATCGAACTTGATTCGGAACATTAACACCTCCTTTCCGGCGAACTGTCATTCGCCATCATCTTGTCCATTCTCGTGTGAGAAAGACATTAAGCCCAATGTCCTGTAACTTTGGGCTTTTTTTAGTTGCACTTGACAGGGTGCAACTTATAGCTTGTCGATACAGGTCGGCAGGCAAAACGGAAAGGAGGTGTTAATGTGAAAGATCAAGTTCAAAATGAAAGTGGGAAAATCCGCATATTCTGCCGTTATATCATCAAGAATGGTAAAAAGATTTACCCTAAAAGGTCTAAATACTTTTCGTTCTTGGTGAGCAATAAGAAAAGTGCGTGATTTCTCTTTCTATGGGAATGTACAGGCATTCCCTTTCATCTCTACTCCTCCTTCTTTTTCGGTTTGTATCCGCCTATTTTATAATCGTATTCAAAGCAGTTCGGACAATATAGCTTATCATCGATAATTTGCCAGCCCATATAAAGAGCATCTTCTATGGCCAGTCTTTCTTCACTCCATACAAAACCTTCTTTATTCATACAAGTTTTACCACAATTGTCGCACTCGGCTTGGTACACTTTTGCTTCCCGTATCATATAAATTACTCCTGTTTATTGGTTAATAAATCTTCTATGTATGCCCAACGTTGTATATTAATTCCACGTGAAAAATTTACCCAATTTTCGGAATCATAAAAGGTATCAAAGGCACTGTCTCCAAGTTGAGCAAGATATATTCTATTCCTTTCGGGTTCTTCACTTACCTCATGCCACACTGAATTTATCCGCCAGTTTGCACCATGCTCGAAAGCATCAGCTATTGCGTACTTATCAAAATCTCCAAAGACACAAGATGGGGTTGCTGTTTTGGCATATTCTAATGACTTCTTCTCAATATCTTCTATTTTCATTGTTTATCAATTTTTCTCATTAACTTCAACAAGATGACTATCTATTTCTTCTATAACCTCAATGGCCGCTTGTAAGAATGCTTTATTAGTTGTACGGATATATCCTGATCCGAACTTACCCATCTTGTATTTGTCTGCCGTAAAAACGATATATTGCTTTGCAAACAGAATGTTGATACAGCATTTTAATCGTTCAATCATTACTCTCCTCCTTTCAGTAGTTCGGGGTTGTCGTGGATGTTGCCGAGAACGTAAGAATCAAAATAAATCCTTCTTAATGGAACAGGTTTGTTTGAACTACCAATCTGACGGTATTCAAACACGCCATTTTTAAAATAGACTTCAAACTTGGGTTCATACGCTTTAACTTGAAATATGTCACCCTCGTAGATTTCTTTTCCGTCGGCGTCATACAGCCCCGTAAACTGACCTATCGTTTCTCCACGAACATCGTATCTAATCTCTTGATTGTTTTTGTAATCTACGATTTCGCAATTACCGCTATCGTCAATTATCAGATTGCCGTAAGCCCATTGCCCGTTATCGAATCGTTTTCCACGAAATTTAATTGTCCTGCTCATTGCTCTCCTCCTTTCATAAGTTCGATTTCTCTCATACTACCATGATTTTTAATTTATTGAAATAAACTGACTTGTATTCTTTTCAAAACTTTCTCGTTTGCGTCGTTATAGAATTGCTTGTTGACCTCGAAGCCGTATGCCTTTCTTCCCAATGAGGCTGCCGCATACAGGGTCGTGCCGCTTCCTGCACACGGGTCGATGACAACATCGCCCTTGTCCGTGAATATCTCTATCAACCGTTTGAGGAGCGGGACAGGTTTCTGGCAAGGGTGGCATTTGGGCGTGGTGTTGTCCCTTACCCAGTCGAAGCAGTTGAATATCATTCTCCCGTTGTTGTTGAATTTGGGCAACTTGTCCCGATAAAGGATAAGCCCGTATTCGCAGTTGCCGACGACCTTCATGTTTGCTTTCAACACTTGAGCCGAAAAGTCCTTGCGGAAAACCAGCGGTATGTAATGCATGAGTCCGTATTTGCGGCCTAACTCTATGAATTTGAACTGTTGTTCGTATTCGCAGAACAGTATCATGCAGGGGGACTTACCGGATTCTTTCGGCTCCTTGACGAGCATTTTGGAACAGAAGTGCATGAACTCGGCCGGACGGAACTCACTGTCGGACGAAAAGAATTGTTTGCCTGCCAATGCGCTCTCGCCGTTCTTGTTGTCTCCGTCGATATACCATGCGGGATTACTGGCGTAGGCATTATTCGCCAAATTATACGGTACGTCGGCTATAATCAGCTGGGCTTTGGGCAGCCCATAAACCTTATAATTCTGGAACGAATCGTTGTAAAGCTCTATGTCTTTCATACTTAACTTTCCTTTTTGCTGTATTTGTCGATAATTTCTTGAATCTGACTGGGTGTCGCTTTCTCCCTTTCACGTAACTCCCATTCCCGTTTCCTTTCCTCCTGCCTTTTTTTATCCTCATAGAACTGCAATAGATTCTCCCTGTCAGAATTAAATTTTTTCAATGAACTTGTCACTGTTCCCGGAGTAAAAGTGCCGAAAAATCGATCGTATTTGTCTTGTTTGAATCGCTGGAAGAATACCATGAACTCGGTGAGCTTAAAACGGCCATAGCCTAAGATAATTGTCCGTGCCAGTTCGATAAAATCTGCTGGTTCCATGCCATTTCGAACTTTTGAAAATTCAGCGAGTTCAAAGAGCTGTATAGATAGCCATGATTCAGCTACGCTATCTCCAAATGTCCGGGCAACTCTTGAAATACTCGGTGCATGGCCGGTGAAGCAACGCTCCTCGTTTTTGCAGTATTCCGTCTGCTTGTCGGGGCTAAAAAGGCAGAGCAGATTCTCCCCCGTCTTGTAGGCTGCCAGTATCTCCTGCTGCCAGCTTGGCGGCGATGGCTTCTGCAAACTCTGCATATCGCTCCTGTTTGGTCTTGGAATTAGGTTTTTGATGGATTCCGGATTGCTCATCTCGTGCTCGTTTTAATTCAATTCTTAACCAGCGGGCAAAGTGTTGTTGTGCATCGCTGACGCTTTTTCTTGCAATACCCTCGTTTTGGAGTTTACGGATATATGCCTCGATATATAACCTCGATTCGTTCTCGTCGATGTGGTTGTTCATCGATAGCGTTTCTATCCACGTTTGATTTGAGAGTAGTTCTTCACGCAGTTCTGTCAGTGGCTTGTCAACGTCTTTGCCAAAATCTTCTTCTTTTTCTTTGCTTCTCGATAGAGAAGTTTCTTTTAAATCATTATCATTTTCATTATCATTATCATTATCATTTAAGCCCCCACTGGCTCGTTTGGCTCCCACTGGGTTATTTGGGGTCGAGTGGCTCGTTTGGCTCCCACTGGACTTTGATTTAACCGTTTCAGAGTTTTTGTCATTACCTCCTTTACGCCCGTTGTTCCGGTTTCTCTCGACAATGCTCTGATATTTGAGTTCATCTATCTCGAATTGATTCTTGAAAAACTCAAATGCCATTTCAATGTCCTCCTCTACCGTAACCTCCTCGCCAAGTTGATATTTGAATATTGCTCGAAACAGCCTGCCCAGTTGTTTGTCCGATAATCTCGATATGGGTTTATAAAATGATTTATAAATCAAAAAGCTGTCTTTCATTTATTCCTAATATTGATAGTTATTCTCTTTTCGTATCATACTTTTCAATTATCATAATTCCTTCTTCTGTTTTATCTCCGTAAACGATATGACAGCCAAACTCATGAACCAATATATCCAAATCTTCTATGGTTTCTATCTCAGTATAGAGATTAAGGGTATTGGTATCTATCATTTCCCTTATAACTGGCAATCTTGACTCAAACAATGAATCTTCTAAACTTCTTAGATAGATGTCTCCTCGTTTAAAGGTATTCATGCTCGATGTTATTAATTTCACCTTTAATGTTTTTGATTTATCGGGATCGTCATTATAATAAAAACGAGCTGACGATAATTGATTGAAATTAACAATAACATGATTATCTTCTTGGAATTTCTTTATTCTATTATGAATATCTACATATTGATCATAGTTGATAATAGACTTTATAAAAAGGTATTCCAAACATAAATCAGATATAACTAATTTTTCTCTGTTTAATTTGTCTTCCGATTCCATATTAAGTTTCAGTAATTGAAAATGCCCACCCGTTCAGGGTCTTGTGCTTGTCAATCTCACCGGTTTTGCATAGCTCGTTTATCTCGGATTTAAGCGACTGGATAACCACTGACTGTATTTCAGTAAAGCTCGCTATGGAGGGCTCCTTGTTATTCTTTTTCTTTTCCTCGATAATGGAGGATATAACTTGCTTGGCTATAATCATGGCTTCACAATGTTATGTTTAAGACTTTCCTCGATGTTGTTCGGGTCGAACTTGTCGAAAGGAATGATGTGCGTTTGGCTTATGGAACCAAATCCTTGTCCGCTTTTATATCCTCTTACCCATGTTGATTTAAGAATTTCCCCTGATTGTGTTTTAAGTTCTCCTGCATAATAAGCAAGTTTCCATTCGTCGTTTGGCATTTTTACCATCACCGGGGTATCAACAGGTAGGTCATGTTCCACTTTAAGCGGCTCGATGATGAGCTTTCCTTCCTCTTCTTTCACCGATACGCCAAGATTTTGTTCTCGTATTGTTTTGGAAATGTCTTGCAATGTAGGTGTTTCTGCAATAGTATTTTCTTCAAAAAGAAGATCAAACCACTCAAATTCTCCATAGTCTATATCTATTCTATATTTTGGATTATCTGATTTAGATACACGAGTTATTTTAGCATATTTGCCAGCATATTCCAACAAATATGCTAAAACATGTGGTATTCCAACATTGTTATAAATCCATTCTTCGCTTTTAATTTGAACTTTGTCGCCAACTTTGTACTTCATAGCTTTAATTTTAGTTGTGTGGAATATTTTAATATAAAATGTTGCCGGAAAACGGAATATTTTTTACGCCTTTGTTGCCGGCAAACGGTAGAGTTTATAAATTCTTCTGCTGTCATAT